ATTTGATGGACCAATCGTGTGTCACAACATTGCGTTCGAGGCACGATGGTTTGATATTCAGTCTAACTGGAAACTTCCGTGGCATAGGGCGCACGACACAATGATAATGGCGCACATAATTGATCCTCTAGGATCAGGTGCGTTAAAAAGATTAGCTGCTCTTCATGTTGACGGTCGTGCGGTTGCACTCCAGGAATCACTTGACATTGAACTTATTAAAAATGGATGGACGTGGGGAACTGTTCCTACTAACTTTCAACCTTACTGGGCTTACGGTGCACTTGACACAGTTTTAACTATGCGTATATGGGAGCTTTTTTGGGAAAAGTGTGGGCCAGGACAGCCATATCATCGTGCGTACGAGCTAGAGATGGCTGCACGTAAGATTGTTACCCGCATGGAGATAAACGGCGCTCGCATTGATCTTGACTACTCTAAAAGAAAGTTTGATGAGCTTACCGCGTACACGGAGTCTGTAAAGGACTGGGCAAAGAAAACGTATAACGGCGTATCCATCACAAGCAACATTCAACTAGTGCGTTTGTTTGAGTCTCTTGGCGCAGAAATCACGTCACTTACTCCGTCCGGGCAAAAGTCTGCTGATAAAGACCAACTGGCGTTTCTTGCCATCACGGGTAACGCAGAGGTAAAGAACCTAGCAGACATAGCGCTAAAACAACGTAAGGCAGATAAGCTTGCTAACACGTACTTTGCAAACTTTATCAATGATAACGTAAACGGTTTCGTGCACCCCTCTGTAAAGACGCTTGGCGCTCGTACTTCCCGCATGTCAATCCAAAACCCTGCGCTACAGACGTTACCAAAAGGTGACGCAACTGTTCGTACTGCATTCATACCAAAGGATAAAGATCATGTTATCATTACCTCAGACCTTGACCAGGTCGAATTTAGAATGTTTGCCTCCCTCTCACAGGACCCAAATCTCATCACGCTCTTTAACCGTGCAGATGCAACAGGGTCAGATCCGTTCACTGAAATTGGTCGTGAAATCTACGGAGATCCAACAATGCAACGGTCAGATAAGCGCCGTAACCTCATTAAGGGAACTGTGTATGGACGTCTCTACGGAGCAGGAGTCGCTAAACAAGCGTTGACAGCAGGAGTCGCTGAGACGCAAATGCGTCAAACATCAGACGCCTTTGATCTACGCTTCCCTGGTATGGCGCTCTTTCAACGTCAAATCGAAGATGCTGGGATGAGACGCTTAAAGGCAGAGGGGCAAGGATACGTCTACACCTGGACAGGCCGGCGTCTACCTTGCGATGAAGACCGTGCATACACGCTTGTTAACTATCTTATTCAAGGTGGAGCCGCCGAGGTGTTTAAGGCAAATCTTATTAAACTTGACCAGGCAGATCTAACCGAGCTTCTTATCGTGCCAGTACACGATGAAATTGTGCTTAACGCGCCGCGAGAGAACGCCCAAGAGATAATGCAAGTTGTCAAGGAGTGTATGACTACACGTGATGGTTGGGACGTTCCACTTACCGCTGGTATTGACGGTCCAATGGAAACCTGGGGAGATAAATACTAATGAGATACGTTCTTGCAGTAGACCCAGGCAAAGCCACTGGAATGGCTTTATTTAGTCTTGAGAGCGGCCAGGAGCCGGTTTTAATCTGGTCTGGTGAATTCCAACAGGAGGAATACGCCAAGCCTATACGGGACACTCTAGCCACTTACGGGGACACGTTAGACATTGTTTGTGAGCGATTTACCATTAACGCTCAGACTGTTCGCAACTCGCAGGCACCGTACTCGCTTGAGCAAATTGGTATCCTTAAGCAGTGCCTTATGGACACAGGTAGAAAGCCAGATGATATCTACTTTCAATCGCCTGCTGACGCTAAGGCAATGTTTGATAACAAAAAGTTAAAGAAACTTGAGTACTGGCACAAAGGTGGAGAAGGTCATGCACTTGACGCGATAAGGCACGGTCTACTTAAACTTGTAAAAACAGGGTGGAAGCCAGTGCGTTTATTACAGTAAGACATGATATAGTACTTCTATAGATACTAAGCATAAATAGTATTTACAAAAGTGCAAATCCTGATAGTATGTATTACGTAACGACGAGAGGACCAATAGGTGCCAGTAAACGTAGAGCTCGATGAGCTGGGTAAGAATGTAGTTATCCATACAGAGTGGCGCTTTAAGGAACTATGCAAGAGTATTCCCGGTTCTAAGTGGGATCCTAAAGAACAGCAATGGCGTGTTCCTACGTCATGGGCAACCTGCCTAGCCTTACGCTCAACCTTTCGCGATGATCTTGTAATTGGCCCGCGGTTAACAGAGTGGGCAGGGCAAGAAGTTGCAACACGTATTAACCCTGCTAACGCCCTTCGAGAACTAGAAGTTATTGAAGACGAATTTAATCAAGATCTATTTCCTCACCAGCGAGCTGGCGTAAAGTTTCTAGCAGTAGCCCGACGCGCGCTGCTTGCAGACGAGCCTGGCCTTGGTAAGACAGCACAGGCAATCCGTGCACTTAAAGAACTACAAGATCGCGGCGAAGATGTTTTCCCTGCACTTATTGTTTGCCCTAATACATTGAAGAAAAACTGGAAGCGCGAGTTTGACCGCTGGTGGCCTGGAGTTGACGTTGAAGTTATAAAAGGATCAGCAACTCAGCGTCGTAAGATTTTTGAAGAATCAGCAGATGTGTATGTTATTAACTGGGAATCACTGCGCTCGCACTCCCGTCTTTCTGGCTACGGGTCAATCGCACTTGCAAAGTGTACAGAGTGCGGTGGGCATGATGACAGAGTCTCAGAGAATCGTTGCGAGGTTCACCTTCGCGAACTTAACGAAATCGACTTTAAGGCAGTAGTTGCAGATGAAATCCACAGATCTAAGGAGCCTAAGTCAAAGCAAACACGCGCTCTTTGGGCTGCAACAGGAAACGCTGATATTCGCTTTGCACTTACAGGAACACCTATTGCCAATAACGTTTTAGATATGTGGTCAATCTTGCATTGGCTTTCGCCAGATGAATGGCCAAGCAAGACGCGTTGGATTGACCGCATGATTAACACAATGATGAACGCCTTTGGCGGAATGATGGTTCTAGGTGTAAAGCCTCATATGGAACAAGAGTTCTATGCGGCGATAAATCCACGCATGCGTCGCATGCTTAAGCAAAAAGTTCTTCCTTGGCTCCCAGACATGCTGTTTGAGCGCAAGGATGTTGAGATGTCTACTAAGCAGAAAAAAGCCTACGACCAAATGCGTGATCTTATGATTGCTGAGCTTGAAGACGGTGAGTCAGTTACCGCGCCTAGCCCTTTAACGCAGACAATTAGACTACTGCAGTTTGCAAGTTCTTTTGCTGAGATGAGCGTTGATGAGACTACAGGCGAGAGCAAGGTAACACTTATTGGTCCATCATGCAAGGTTGACGCGGTTATGGATGATATTAAGAACGGTGACTTTGGCGATGACTCAGTTGCAGTATGCGCAGTATCACGTCAGCTTATAGATTTACTTAGTGCAGAAATGACTAAGGAAAAAATTCCACATGGTCTCATCACTGGTGCTCAGAATGAAGATGAACGTCAACAAGCGGTTGATGATTTTCAGGCTGGCAGGATCAAGTGGATACTTTTTACAGCGCAGGCTGGTGGAGTTGGTATAACGCTTACTGCGGCGCGTCGTTTAATCATGCTACAGCGTCCTTGGTCGCTTGTAGATCACAAGCAGGCACTTGACCGTGTGCACCGCATTGGTTCTGAGATTCATGGCTCAATCATGATTACTGACTATGTAACTGAAGGAACTATTGAGGAACGTGTAATTCAAGTCCTTGAAACCAAGGCTGATAACTTTGAGCAAATCGTTCGCGATAAAGCGCAACTGCTATCACTACTTAAAGACGACAAGGCAGGAAAGCTATGAGTGTAGTAGAACCGATACGCATATCAAACTCAGAGATTCAAACATTTAAGGATTGTCGACGTAAGTGGTGGCTTAGTTACTACCGACGTTTACGTCCACGCACAGAGTCAAAGACTGGAGCTCTTGCTCTCGGGTCGCGTGTGCACCAAGCACTTGATGACTACTACTCGAAAGGAATACCTCTTCTTGAAGCACACTCTGCGCTTATCGCAAAAGATAAAGCAGAACTAGAAGCTCAGATTAGAGATACGTATGATCTTGACGCTGAGGCCGAGCTCGGGCGCATTATGCTTGAAGGTTACCTTGAATGGATTGAAGAAAATGGAATTGACGCTGAGTTAGAGATGATCTCTACAGAAGAAATTATTGAGATGCCGTTGTTCGACGGCAAGGTTATTCTTCAAGGCAAGATTGATATGCGTGTTCGTCGTAAGGCCGACGGTGTGCGTATGTTCCGCGACTTTAAGACTGTTGGAGGTTCATTTACAGACTTTGCGGCGATGGCGCACATGAATGAGCAGATCCTCACTTACATGATGCTTGAGACCGCGCAGAACAAAGAAGGTGAACGTTCTGAAGGCGGAATCTTTACAATGCTTAAGAAGGTTAAGCGCTCTGCTAATGCACGACCACCTTTTTATGAGCAGATGGAAGTTCGCCATAATGTGTTTGCTCTACGTAATTTTTGGCAACGTATTCACGGAACACTGTCTGATATGTTAAATGTGCGCCAAGCATTAGATGATGGCGCATCTCATCAACTAGTTGTGTATCCACGACCAAGTCGTGATTGTAAATGGAAATGTCAATTTTTTGCTATATGCCCGATGTTCGATGACGGAAGCGCCGCCGAACAGGCACTTAGCGAAGCGTATGTATCAGCCGATCCATACGGGTATTACAACACCGAAGAGAAGAAAGGAAGTGAGTGACGTATGTCAAACGAAGTACAGCGTTCGGTCACTATCATGGTGTACGGCGAATCAAAGGTTGGTAAATCAACCTTTGCAGTCACTGCACCTTATCCTCGTCTCATGCTTGATGTTGAAGGTGGGCATCGTTTCCTACCTATCACCGTAAAGTACTGGGACCCTCTGCGCGAGGAACCTCCTGTCGCAGATGGCACATGGGACACAGTCGTAGTTAATGTTCGTGACTATGATGTTGTTCTCAAAACATTCCAGTGGCTACAAACTGGAAAACATCAGTTCAAGTCACTTATCATTGACTCTATCTCTGAACTTCAAGTAAAGTGCATGGATTCAATTGCAGGTACTGAACAAATGAAGATGCAACAATGGGGTGAGTTGCTTCGTCACATGGGCGCGCTATTGCGCGATCTACGTGACCTTACAATGCACCCAACACAACCATTAGAAGCCGTTGTATTGACTGCTATGGCGCGACCTGGAACAGACGGACGTTCACGTCCTTACCTACAAGGTCAGCTTGCTATTCAAGCACCATACTTCTATGACATCCTTGGCGCAATTACAGTGGAAACTTTTCCAAATCCAGACCCGCTGCAAGCACCATTCAAAGCACGTCGTATGTACGTTGAACGCACAGATGAATACGAAGCAGGTGAGCGTGTTCAAGGTCGCCTTGGCAAGATTGTTGAACAAGAGAATCTTGGCATCGAGCGTATGTTAGACATGATCTTTGGTGAAAAGACAGAAGCCAAAGCAAAGAAAGCCGCGTCCTAACCAAATTGGTTAGCGCACTATTGAAAGGATAACCGTGAGTTCACTCAACTGGGGCGACCTTGTAAAGGACGCTGGAGATATCGGTGGTAATTTTGAGCCACTTCCTGATGGAGACTACGATCTAGTCGTAATAGAAGCAACTGCTAAAGTTGCACAATCTGGTAAGACAATGTTTGCGATAACAGCGCAAGTTACAGGTGGGGCACACGCTAAGCGTCGTGTTTGGGATAACCTTGTTGTTACACCAGATAGTCCTGCAGCTCTCGGAATGTTCTTCCGTAAGATGGCAGCTCTAGGCTTAGGCCGCGAGTATTTTGCAACTGCGCCAAGCAACGCTGCTATTGAAGCAGCAATCAAAAATCGTACATTCCGCGCACAGATTGGTTCCCGCACATGGAACGGTGCTAAGAAGAACGAAATCAAGATGTACTACACTGCAACAGCGTCATCCGCTGCACCTCTAGCGGCAGCTGCACCAGCGCCTGCTCCTGCACCAGCGCCTGCGCCTGCACCAGCACCAGCACCGGCACCAGCTGCTGCTATGTCGGTACCAGCACCTGCTGCACCACCTGCTGCACCCTTCTAACAACAGATTGTCTGGTATCATTACCCATGTACATGCGTGGGTAATGATCCAGCAATTATTTAAGGAGTAGTATGAAAATCTTAATGACAGGTTTTACTGCTTTACAGATTAACACAGAGCGACGCACCATACAAAAGATTGATGTGCCCGCGTTAATTGTGAAGGCGTTAACAGATCTAGGTCATGAAGTTGACTGGCGCAAAGTAACTCCAGGCGAGGATTTGTCCTCATACGATGTTGCTTGGGTTAACCTTGCTCCGTTGAACTCGCTTAATGGACGACAAGGCGCTATGGGCGCACTTTATACTTTATCCTCAGGCTTGCCTGCGGTTGGATTTTTTGATGATTGGCAGTTTAATACTGTGTTTAACGGCGCTCGTGCTATGATGAAAAAGCCTTCAATGCTTTATAAGCATCTGCTTGTCGGTACAGAGCACCGCGGTGAAGAAGGCGCAACTTACTTTAGTCGTGCAGATATCGAGGCAGCACTAGAACGTGTTCGCGTATTAGACCCAGTTGCGGCGAAGAAATGTTATATTGAACGTTACTACATGATGGACACAGATGAGAACGTACAACCTTATGAAAAGCGTCTAGTGCAGGCAGCAACAGACATGATAGATCGTCGTTGGGAAGCTGGTATGGTTCCAGTTTGTCCGATGTATGCGTGGGGTGACCGCACCGGTGTTCGTAGGCGTATGCCAAAGGAAGTCGGTCCTATCGAGGCACTGGACCCTAGTGTAGTAGTTAACGATACACTTGCAGCTGTAACTCCGTCGACAGAAAAGAACCGCGCGTGGGTGCTTGGCGCTTTGATGCCACACGATGAATGGTTAGGTCGCAAGAAACCAGACTGGGCTGTTGAAATTATTGGTAGTCGTAAACTTATTCGTAAGCTTGGTGGAAAGCGTCTTGATACAGAGCAGGAAGTACTTGAGTACTACAACACACGTTGGGGTATTCTTTCTCCACCATATCCACACGCTGGTTCAGGCTGGTGGCGTAGTCGCTTTCTATACGCAGCGCACATTGGATCTATTCTTGTTACAGATAAGGGCGAAGGTGATCCGTTAGGTGCTGCCTATAAGCTAACCATCGCAGACGTTGAAAAGATGTCAGACGCAGAGTTAGTTGCAGCAGCAAAGGCACAGGCTGATGCGTTACGCCCTTACATCGGAACGTATGACCAGTTTAAGGATCATTGTGAACGTATTATTTTGCGTGCATTGCGCGAGGACAAGGGCGTTAAGTTAAACGCAGACGGTACCAATGCATGAGTCGTGTTCTCATTACGGGTATGTCTGCGCCGCAGGTATCAGCAAGTGCAAACAAGCGCTCGCTGTCTTTTGCGGGTCTTGTTGACAAGGTTCTTACTGATGCAGGGCACCAGGTTGTTATGCTTGAGCCAGATATTACGTGGGAAGCTCAGCACCTAGACTACTATGACTCAGTTCTTGTTGGCATCTCTCCGCTAACAAGTTTAAGCGCAAACTACGCGTATGGCGCACTACACCTTATTGATCTGCTTAAGGGTATGGATAAGCTTAGGTTTTTTATTGATGCGCCTAATCCTGTGCAAATTAGATCAAGTTTAACATCAATCAGCACCTGGAATGGAAATCTTACAAAGGAGTTCTACAAGAACCGTAAGGGCTATCGTCTTGCGGTTGCAAGATCAAACGAGATGCTCGCGGTTGTTGAGTTCCTTCTAAATGAGACGTGGCCAACTACACTGTGCCCTGTTCTCCCTTGGGACAAAAAACAAAGCATTAGTGACCAGCTGCCTGAAGGGGCTGCTGCTTCACTACAAGGTGTAAACCTTGATGCATACATCATTGAGAAAAATGCGCAGGGTGTAACTGATAGAACTGCACGGTGGGTTGCAGATAGTCCTGATTCACCTTGGACAAAGAAAAAGCTTTCAACCTTAAACTATCCGGCCATGCCAATGAAGTGGAATAAAGGCTGGACTGACTTACAGGTTGAAGAACAGATCAGGCAGTCTATCGGGGCGCTTATATCTCCGCACAAGGATAATACCTGGTGGACATATCGTTATATTCAAGCAATGAACACGGCAACTCCAATTGCATCACTTTGGACAAGCACATCTGCAATAGGTAACTCTTGGAGATACCTTGCGGCAACAATTGAAGATATGACTCCACAGACAAGGTATGATCTGTCAAGAACTCAGGCTCTTGCTTACCTAGCTAACTCACCAGGCAAGGAAGAGGCACTGCGCAACTTGGAAAAAACACTTAACATAAAAGGAGCAGTATATGCTGTTTGATAGCTGGTTAAAGAAGACACGCGATCTGCAAAGAGACGTCTACTTCATTAACTATGAAGAGATGGAAGGCGACAAGGATGCAAACATACGCCGTCTTGTTGAGTACATGCGTTGGAACATGCTAGCCATCGATGATGAGCTCGCAGAGATGCGGCAGGCAATTTCTTGGAAGCCTTGGCAGCACGATAAACCATACGCAGACCGCGAAGAGATTGTTAAGGAAGCCGTTGACGTTCTACACTTTGTCGCAAACATCATCGTTGCGGCGGGAGGAACAGACGAGCAGCTTAACAAGTTCTATCTTGAAAAGATGGAAAAGAACAAGCAACGTCAGTTAAATGGATATAAGGTAAAGGACATTGGCGTCAAGTGCGCCATGTGTTCGAGAGCAATTGACGATGTTGGAGTCGGCAAGACGCCAGACGTCTGCGCCAAGTGTAAACCAATAGTGGAGGGATAACATGCCAGATATAAATGAAGAATGGGCAAGAGACCAGTTTGTCTCAGCAAAGGTTCGTGTTGTTGTTGGCAAGGCT